AAATGAATGACTGCTTCAGACGATCGCAACACGCCCGGTTGGCGTGAGTTCACTGCCAGCCTGCGCTTTTTAGAGGCTGAAGGTTTTATCGTTCGCTGGACTGACGCCCAGGGTAACGAGTGGGTACGGATCGCGGAAGGCGCAGAAACGGCCACCCTATGAGCACCGACCAAGTCGCTGAACTTTCCGAACGGTTGAGCCTAGTCCGAGAATCGATCGCAAGAATAGAAACCCGCCAGTCGGTAATCCTAGATTTACTAGAACGCTCTCAAGCCAGCCTGGGCGAGTACCACGGCCGTCTAACCAACATGGAACGCGAGGCCCACACGATTAAAACGAAGCTGTGGCTAGTGGCGTTAATATCCGGTGCAGTAGTCAGCACGACCTGGGAGTTGATTAAGCGTCGGTTCAGCCTTTGACACCCAGCTAGGGGCATGGAAACAATCATCCCCCAACTACTTAAAATCGATTGGCTTGGCGCCCTTGGCGCAGTTACCGCACTCTTGGCGGCCGTTGCTGCTGTGGCCACGTTTATCCCTGGCGATGAGCCAGAGCGCACGCTCCAAAAGATCGTCGATTTCTTGTCTAAGTTTTCAAGAAAATAACCACTGATGATCGCCGGAATCTTAACGGCGCTTGGCGGAATAATCGGGATCGTTCTCTGGTTTTTAAAACGCAAATCACCGCTTCAGCGTAACTTTGAAGCGATCGAACTAGAACGCCGCAAAAGACAGAGAGACATAAATGCCTGGTGGACGCATCGCCCTCCTCCTAGTTCTTAGCCTTGCGCTGTGCTCCTGTGCGACAACCTCGCAAACGCAGGACGGCCCGCCGCCAAGCCCAGACACGATCAGCTACTTTATCTACGCCTGGGACAAAGCGGAACGAACAAACCCCCCGTGCCCACAAGTTTATAGAGACTTATTTGCGGAATCGCTCAAAGCGCTTTCTGATAGCCTGGCAGAAACTCAACGCGAGCGAGCGAGGCAGTGACCAGCCTCTCTGAGGCCAGCTCCCGCACCTTGCGGGCGATTAATTCACTAGACGCCAGCTTTCAAAAGCAGGTGAGGGGATGGGTGAATGAAATGGTCACAAGCCGGATCGAGCCGCTGATTTACTGCGGGAGGCGAACGATGGAGGAGCAGGCTGCGCTTTATGCGAAAGGAAGGACGGACGGTAGCAGCAAGATCGTGACTAAGGCTAAGCCAGGGGAAAGTTATCATAACTATGGCCTTGCGTTTGATTGGGTGCCGTTAAAGCAGTCAGGCAAAAACGCGGATCTATGGATTGCGGATTGGGACAACGAAACCGCTTTCCGCCTAGGCGAGCACGTGGGCGTTACTTTTGAGCTGGCCGCAATCTCTTGGGAAACAGGTCACTTGCAATCCAACAAGTTCAAGTCGTGGCGTGACATCTCACGCAACGCTGTGGAACAAGTACAGGCCAAGGACATCCGCAAAAAAAGCAAGGCCACAAGCCTAGTCAGTAACCGGCCGTGGAGTTCACGGTGACGCCCGAACACGAAAAGCATCTTGCGGGAATCCTCCGCGATTTAACCAAGGATCTAGACGCTAAGTACCGCAAAGGCCAAGACGAGCACGGTGGGGCGTTGTGGCGAAGGCCAGTTTGGAAAGATGCCTGGGAAGAGGTGCTCGATCTCTGCACTTACGTCCACACCCTAAAGATGCAGCTATCCGTGATTGCGGAGATTGCGCTGATCGGAGCAAGCGACGAAAGCGTGGTGGCGGCTCAATCGCGGGAAAGTTGCCGTCAGATTCTCGCGGTGCTTGAAGGATTCCCGTCGGCCGCTGATAAGAAATGAAAGTAATTCGCAAGTGGAAGCGGTGGCTTGCCGTATCGTGCAGCCACGGACACCTGGCGAATGCGGCTGCCTGCCGTGCCGCCTTAGAAATGAAGCGGAGGTGGCAACCAAATATGACGCTGCACTTAGGGGATTTCGTCGATCTGTCCGGGCTAATGAGTAGCGCAAGGAAAGATCCAGATTCTCCCGAACGCAGTTCGTCCATCCGCGAGGACTTTGATGCAGGGGTTAATTTCGTCCGAGAACTTGCGCCACGCTACATCTTTGAGGGAAACCATGAGCACCGCCTAACGGCTCTACAATACTCGCCAAGTGCGATTGTGGCGCACTGCTGCACGTCGGCCAAGTCGGAGATCTACAACATGTGCAAGGATCTAAAGGCGCAGTACGTGCCTTACGACATTGAGAAAGGCTGGCGCATTCTAGGAGGCACGGCATTTGGCCACGGTTTTATGTATTCAGAATCCAGCGCCGTCAGAGATCACGTTGAGATGCTTGGGAAACCCGTAGTTATGGGGCACTTGCATCGGATAGATCGCACGGCAGGCCGCAGCATCGGGGCACCCGTGGGCTGGTCGATCGGTTGCCTAGCAGACATTCCTAGCATGCACTACGCCCGGCGTCAGCGATCCGTTACCAGATGGCAGCATGGCGTTGCCTGGGGCGAATACGTAGAAGGCGGGCAGGGATGCACAGTGAACGTGCTTTCACCCATAGGAGGCGTATGGCGTTATCCAGTATAAAGGCAGATTGGGCGACCGTTCTAACGGAGTATGTCGCTGGGTATCGTCAGGAGGTAGTGCCACCGGGCTGGCTGACTAAAAAACAGATAGCCGACCTGTGGGGCAAGTCGGCAAATTACGCCAACAAACTTTTAGCCTGCTTAGTTAAAGACGGCAGGGCGGAAAGAAAAAGCTATGTGATCCGATTGCCTCACGTTGATGCAAAGGGAAAGAAGTTTCTAGGCCATTGTAGGAAGGTGCCACACTACAGGCTGACCGAAGGCAAATCGCCCAAAAGCTAACGCCTATTTTCTTTGGCCAGCTCTTTGACGAGCAGCGTGGTAATATATGCTGAAAGGGATAATCCGCTTTTTTTGGCAAGACGCTCACCATTCCGCTTAACTTTGGGATCGATCGTGAGGTTCGTTTTCGCCTTTTTCATAGGGAGGATTGTATGCGTATTTATTACGCATTCAAGTATAAATTAAAAAGTTAATCACAAAAAGAAAAGTATTGCCAATACGCCGTGTGTGCGTAGTGATGGCGTATGCCTCGTCGTCCACTCAGCGGTTTAAAAGCAGAAAAGACAAACATCGTATTGCCCGTTGCCGTGAAAAAAGCATCACAAAAACTTGCCGCTGCCCGTCGTATTTCGCTTTCCCAACTCATCACTCAACTTCTTGCAAAAGCATCGGGAGAGCAAAGCTAGATACTTATGAGCTTGGGGCGTCTCAACGATATTGCCATGAAACTCCGCCAGGAGAACCGAGCTCTTTCCCTTCGCCAACTAGGCGCCGCTTACGGGCTGGGCTACACCCGAATCAAGCAAATGCAGGCACTGCCTGGATTCCCACAGATCGCGGGTAAGGTAATTCCGAGTGATTTTGATCAGTGGCGGCTGATACGGACGACTGGCCTAAGTTCACAGCATCGCGGAGATCGTCTACGCAGTGCCGCTGATACAACTCGTGCACTAAAGTCGACGAGTGATTCACGAGTCTCATGGCAACGGATTGAGAACAGCCTGAAAGCCTCAATCGAGTCACGCGGGTTACCCGAAGGGAATGAAAACAGTGACGCTTGAGGCCGCATATATCGAGCAGGCGACGCCAGCAAAGCGAGGCTCGCGTGCGGGGCACTTCGCAAGTCATCTCGCGCCCCTCGGCCTTCATCTTGGCAAGCATGGGTTCGATGGCGGCCGGGATGGGGATGCTAAACGATTTGCCAGCGCCCCCCTTGGGGCAGGGGAAAGTCAGGACACGGTTTTTCAAATCCACGCAATCAAGCGGTATCTGTGTCTCACGCAGGCGACAGCCCGTAGCCAGGGCGATCTCAAAGCTGATTCGCATCCATTCGGGCACACCTTCCACAGCCAGAGCCTTCCGGGTGATTTTAATTTCATTGTCCGAAAACACGGGTTTAACGCGGGAGATCGGCCCCCTCTTAATTCGGTAATCCAGAAGGGCTACAGAATCCATCTTGCCCAGCAGTCTGCCTTGGCGGTGAATCCATTTAAGAATCTTCAGATCTTGGCACGCTTGGTTCCTGCCTGCTTTGCCGCCGGACGTGCGCGGCAGGCTTTGGCGCCATCGCAAATAAATTTCACAATCGGATGCAGAAAACGCTTGCAGGGTTATTTTCTTTTCGATAATAAATCGCGCAAGATGACGCCAGCAATTCCTGTAATACACTTTTGTCAGAGGAGAAACAGGGTGATTTTCAATCAAATCGTCAACCCAATCGTGGCCACTATCCGCTCGCTTTTCATTAACGCCAATTCTGGCGGCCTCGGCCGTTGCCTTCGCACGATGCAGCGTATTGTCGATTCGGTAGCGGGTGCTCTTGCTACGCCATTTTCCAGTCGGGTCTTTAAAACGAATAAAGAACCAAGGGCTGCCGCGTTTCTGGTAAGAATACGCCATGGTGATAACGGTAACATTCGGTCAGTTTAACGCAAGTTTATACAATGAGCTTCCCAATCATAATCAATCAAATCAAAGAAGGAAATAGATCCGTGGGTTCAAATCCCACCCCGTCCGAGGCTTATGGCTACAACGACTTATGCCGAAATGGTAACACGGCAGTAATAACTGAGCCTAAAAAGAAGCACTACCAGCAACATTCTTTTTTAATTCGGGGCGGGTATCCGGCGGAGCCTGCTTACCACCCTAACCCTGCGGTCGCCCGCATGTGGAGCGCCCAGCGATGATCTCCTGGGAACTATTGCGCGATCTGTCGCAACTCTCCGGCTTTATAGTTGGGTGGGCGTTGTTTGTCGGAGCTGGGATCGGGGGCCTTGTGGTTTGCCTTCTTACTCTTTGCTGGGTGATCGATGTAGTCAGAAAACATTTTAAGGACTGGTTATGATTTACGCCTCTGGATCGGGTGCCCCCGCACCCAACCAAGGCGGCGTGGCCGGGGCGTTCTATCCGCCTGCGGCTACTGTACGCGACTTAGAAAAAGAGGGCGTGTTGCCAGCTACCGCCAGCCAGAGCTACGGATCGGCTCAACTTTCCCAAACTACCGCGCTGATCGATCTGCAGACCAAGCATCGTGAGCTACGCAATCGCCTAGAACGAATTGAGGATATCCTAAAAGGACTAATTGAAAAGCAAGGAGCAATTCTGTGAGCGCCTTAGCCGATAAGTTTGTCCTGCTTTGGAAAGTAGCCGGAGGGCCGGAGCTGGTGGCCGAGCACACCTTTCACCCTACCCGCAAATGGCGCTTTGACTTTGCCTGCAAATCTGCCCGTTGTGCGATCGAGCTGGACGGTGGTGCGTTCCTACCGTTTGGAGGCCGTCACGGGCGAGGCATGGGGATGGTGAAAGATTGCGAAAAGTACCGAGCAGCCGCCGACCTGGGGTGGCGCATCTGGCGTTTTACAACCAAGTGCCTGACGGCTGAAGCAGTGGCGATGACTGCCAAATCATTCCGCTTGTCGATGAAGGAGAAAACAAAATGAGCGAACCAACCAACGAGACACCTATCAACAACGACAAGCCGGACTACGAATACGACGTCTATGAGCGGGAGAAAGCTGACTCTGAATATGAGGAACAGCGCTTCGCCGATTACTACGGGAACAACCGACGGGGCTAATTATGACCGACCTGACGAAATTTCGCCTGATCGAAAACATCGAAGTGATGGCCTGCCGCAACTCAGCCGAGCGAGTTGTGAAAGCAGTCAATCGTGGCGACCTAGCGCAAGCCAAGGACTTGGCACGCAAGCATGAGATCGCTTGGCACTTGGCCGACCGCGAGTTCCAAGACTTAAACCAACCGCACCGAAATAACGACTTTTGTGACGATGAGTAGTCGTTGCAAATCCAAGAAACAAAAACAAAGAAACCAAGAAAGGAAATCCTAATATGCCAATAGTAGCAAGTAGAGGGGGAACATACACTCCCGCACCCGAAGGGAATCACGACGCAGTGTTCTGCGACGTTGAGGACTTGGGCGTAGTTGAAACGCAGTATGGAAAGAAGCACCAGATCCGCCTGGTATGGCAGATCGCTGAGAAGATGGAGGACGGGCGGCCGTTCACCATCGGCCGGCGTTATGGACTGAGCCTGCATGAGAAAGCAGCTCTGTTCAAAGATCTGAAATCCTACGCCAAAAAGGCGCCACCGCAGAATCTGGATCTGGAAACGCTTATCGGTAAGCCGTGCCAGATCCTAGTCACACATGCAGAGCGTGATGGCTCTACATACGCCAATGTGCAGGCGGTACTGCCCGCAGGTGCAACGAAAATTAAAGTCGATAAGGACTTCGTCAGGAAATGCAATCGCCCTGGCGCACCGAAACCAGCCGTCGTCGAGTTAGATGCCGACGGAACTCCCGTGCCCTTCTAAGCACTTGGCCGGGGTGGGCAATCCCCACCTCGGCCAGAAAGAATACCAATATGGAAATCCTAACTTTGATAGTTCAAATCGTGTTCCCAACCACCGCAGTCGTGCTGGCTCTAATGACTATGCGACTGATTAAGGACTGGCAGTAATGGCTGCGCTTATTGCCACAGCAAAGACGGAGTCGTCGCACTATTACCTGGCGTCCGGTGAGTCGTGCCACGGTGATCTGCGATCTGCCCGCAAGGTGGGCGCATATCCATCGGTCACCACCATCCTCGCGGCGGCTGGCCCCAGCAAGCAGGGGCTGATGAATTGGAAGGAAGAACAGGCGATTGCTGCGGCTCTTTCGTTACCGCGGAATGATGGTGAATCGTTGGCCGATTTTGCCAAACGAGTGGTACTAGACAGCAGAAAGGAAGTTGAGGCCGCCGCTGCCCGCGGGACTCACATTCATTCCCTAGCTGAAATGATAATCAATCGGCAGGAACCGGGTGACCTAGTCAAAGGCTACGAGGAGCATTATGCAGGGCTAAAAGAATGGCGTGAGTGCTGTGTGACTAAAGTTCACGCCAGTGAGTCAGTCCTAGTGAATGAGGCGGAAGGTTACGCAGGAAGGGTAGATTTGATTGCCCAGATCCACGGTGAGATGGAGGTTATCGATTTTAAGACGAGGAAATTTAAGAAGGACGCAAAGGGTATCTCAAAAGCATCAGGCTATGAAAATGATCTTTTGCAGCTCAGTGCCTACGCGTACGCATTTACCGACGATGGGATGGCTTGCCGAAACATTCTGATCGATCCAGTCACCGGTCAGTTGCAAGACATTCGCTACACTGCCGAACAAGTTGCCCAGGCGTTTGAGGCGTTCACGTCCATCTGCAAGGTGTGGCGTTGGCTGAAGAAGTATGACCCACGGGAGGTGCGTTGTGATTGAGATCCTAGCCGAACAATCCACCCACGAGCAGTTGCTTAACCGCGTGCGATCGTTGGCCCGTGAGCTGGCAGAGGCGAAGGCTGCGCTGGCGGCTGCTGAAGGACGCGAGAACGATCTGATTGAGCGGATGAGACCAGGGCTATGAGGACCCTGCTTTCGTTCATCGCCCTGCTTGGCTTTACAACGACTAAGCTAAGTAACGCACTAATCGATTTGCGCCCGATTGCCAAAAAGATCGACGTGAAGAAAATCAAAGTTCGCATCACTGGCTACTGGCCGGGTGAGGACGAATGGAGCAGTCGCTATCAGTCGAGCACTGGAACCAGGTTGCGTGCTGGCCGTCACTGCGCCGTCGACCCAGACATCATTCCGCTGTGGTCAAAGATCCGCGTGATGGGAGCAAAGCGGGAGTGGGTGGCCGTGGATACTGGCACTGCCGTTAAGAGCAAGAAGGCGAGCGGTGGAAAGTTGCCAGTAATCGACGTGTTTGCTGCCAGCGAAAAGCAGTTCAACGCAATGCGGTTGCCGAAAGTGGCGATGGTGGAGGTGATGAAGTGAGCACGAAGGCCGCCACGTTTGCTTCTAAGCGGAATCGGGCTGCGGGCCTTGGCGATACACGGCCGACGTTCCGCCGCCTTGGCGTGATCGCTGGAATGTTGCGCCGGGATATGACCCTGCCGAGCTGTGCCAGGTTGGGCGTTAAGCTCGAATGTAGCTACAAGACCATCCAGCGGGACATCGATCTGCTGCGTGACTTCTTTGGCTATCCGCTGGAATACGACGCCAGCAAGTACCATTACAAACTGGCGGGGCCGCTGCCAAAGGCGGTGCTGTGAAATCGCATCAAGTAGCGAAAATTTTATTGGAAAATCCAGACGTACCCGTTGTTGTTAAAAAGCCGGCCGCAAGCCCTTTTCATAGAAGTGGAGAATGGTGCGAGATTTCTTCAATAGGTTTCTCAAATTGTGGTCAGTTTATTGACGCAAACGGTGAATTTGGCAATGACTACAATTCTGGAAGGGAGTGCGTAGAAATAAAATGACCCTCGCACAAGTCCTTCTAATGTTCTCCGCCCGCGTCATCGGCACCTACACGCCGGAGCAGTATGCCGACTGTGTGCGAGAGGCCCGTGCCAATCGCCACAGGTGGGGAATGGGGCAGTGGTGAAGATATGTCTGGCCTATGCTTACGGCACAAAGCATTCGTGCTTATTTGAAGCAGGCGATGGATTGTTAAGCGCATTTGAAAAAAAACATGGCTTTGCAATGGTGTGGCCAAGCGAGCCAAGAAAAATGCAGGCAATGGGTGCAGGTCTTTTTTGGATGGTTGCTTTTCATCACGCAGTTATTAGGGGCAAAGTCGATGCGCAGAGTTTGCATAAAACCATGATGCAAATTCCTGAATTTAGAAATCATTGCGCTTACGACATTCCTTTTATGGAGAAGTACGAAAATTTATGAGCGTAAAGCGTCTCACATGGCATCTTGCAGTGCTTGAACGTGCGAAGAAGAATTTGCTGAAGAAGCAGTACGACGCAGTACGCACCCGGCTGGATCTGGCCGTTCTTATGGCAACGGAAATGCTGAAGCAGGCCGAAGGTTACAAGGCTAATGCGATGGAGGCGAAAAAATGAAGCTGCTTTCAATCCTGTTTTATTACTTAGGGGACATGGTCAGCCTTACGATCGCCCGGTGGAGCTGGGGCGGGTGGCTGTATCAGCGGCTGATGCTGTTGTCTGTCGATTGCGACAAGAACTTTGAAATTTGGAAGGAAGTGAAGCCACGCAAAAAGAGGAGTAAACGCAAATGAAGGATCTAGGCAAAATTACTTTTGGCAAAGCACGTCCTGCACCGAAGCAGGTTTTGGTCGACGTAACCTATGACGCCAAGACGGCCAAGGCGTTGCACGCATTTGGGCTGAAGCAGCTAAAAAAAGATCAAGAGGCAGTGATCGAGTACGTGATTAAGAAAGCTTTGGAAGGGTTAGTCAGAAAATGATCGCACCTTTACCCCCCGCAATCGAAGCCATACACCGCAACGGAGCCGCTGAAGGTGAGCGCAACACGCAGCTCTTTAAGCTGGCGTGCCAGTGGCGTGACCAAGGGCTGACGGAGTTCGACGCAACGACCAACGCAGAGGAGTGGGCGTTTAAAGTAGGGCTGTCGCAGAATGAGGCCGTGAGTGCGGTCAGATCCGCATACAGCAAACCAGCTCGGGAGGCGTGGAGGCCGAAAGCAAAGTACGGCTATCAGAACGGGGCAATCGTGCGCGAGGATCTGCCTGTACCACCCATGCCGATCAGCGTGGAGAGTGGGCCGGTCGATAAGTTCCTAACTACCTGTTTCGACGTAGGCGATCAGATTAATATCTGCCGATCGATAAAGGACGGCGACCGCGAGCGGCCGGACGGCGCTGGCGAGACGCGAAGCCGAGAGGAATGGCTAGAACTGTTTAAGGCCGACGGGTTGAAAGAGTGGCAGGGCGATGCAGTTGGAGTCTACGTCTCCATTAACGCCAACAACGGCAAAAACCGCAAAGCCGAATCAATCACCAAGTTTCGCCATTGCCTGATCGAGTTTGATGAAAGCACTTTGCAAGAGCAGTGGGCGATAATTAAGCGCAGTGGGTTGCCTACGTCGTCGATCATTAAGAGCGGGGCACGCAGTCTGCATGCTTGGGTGGATATTCGGGCTGCCAATGCCAAGGAGTTTGCTGAACGTGTGGACTTTATCTATAAACATTTAGAACACTCGAAACCTGATCCAGCGAACAAGGACGCAGGCCGGTTGTCGCGGTTGCCCGGTGCGATGAGGACGGCCACAGGCTTACAGCAGGAGTTGGTTGAATGTGGCGCACCTACTTTAAGTTACATGGAATGGCAGGAGCGCACGATCTACGGAGATATTCCTGAGCCGTATAGCTGGGAGCAGTTGGTTAATTTCAAAGAGGATGCCGACATAACGCAACTACTTGGCAAGCGTTGGATATGCCGTGGCGGATCTGCGTTGTGGGTGGGGAGCAGCGGGCTGGGCAAGAGCGTGCTGTGCTTACAGGCAGCAATCACCTGGGCGGCCGGTCGTGATCTGTTTGGCATATCGCCACACGGCAAGCCGTTGAAGTCGCTGATCGTGCAGGCTGAGAACGACAAGGGCGACGTTGCAGAGGCGTTGCAGGGCATTTTAAAGGCGCTGGATTTAACCGCAGAGGAGCTGGAACGGGTAAAGCAAAACATCGTGATTGTGCGTGATTGCACGTCCACTGGTGAGCGGTTCGTCGATCGGATGCGTCGCCTAGGTGATAAGCATAAGCCTGATTTAGCCTGGGTAGATCCTTTGCTGGCGTTTATCGGTGGCGACTTATCTAGCCAGGAGACTGCCGGTGGCTTTTTGCGTAATTTGCTTAACCCGCTCGCCTTATCTGGCGGATTTGCTTGGATGCTTATGCACCACACCCCAAAGCCAACACGGGACGGCAGTGGTTACCAAGGGCACGACAAGGCATATAGCGGATTTGGATCGAGCGAGCTGACGAACTGGGCAAGAGCCGTTCTAATGCTGTCGCCCTGCGGTCAGGATGAGCAAGGAACGTACACATATAAGCTTGAAGTAACCAAGCGCGGAAAGCGGTCTGGCTTGCGTTCTGGCGTAACTGCGAGCGATTTAATTGCCAGCAAGACGCAGCCGCTAGTCCATCTAAAGCATGCCGACAAAGGCATGGCTTGGATTGAGGTGGGAGCGCCAGAAAAGTCACTAGGCCGTCGGGCATCCACAATCGATTGGGCAAAGCTACCTGAAGGGGCAAAGTACACCCAAGTTGTTACATTCGTACAGCAGGCCACCGGGCTACAGGA